CGCATTAATTTCCAATCTCTAAAGAACTAGAAATACTACCGGTTACGCTAGATCCGCTGGCTCCGGGTGCGAGTGTAATTGTGCCACCGGAAACTGATGTGATCGCAATTGACATCCCGTTATTTGATCCACCCGCGTATGAAATAACGTCACCACCTGTCGGCAAGCTAGTTAAACCTGCATGTGTCAGCGATGCAGCCGAGGGTGTTGCTGATCCCTGCGAATACGATTCAGAAAAACTTGTCGCTGCCCCTGCTGTGGTTTGCGTGTACGAACCGCTACCTAAAGTAGCCCCGACTCCTGTAAGAGTTCCGTTTGATGATGCTGGCACATCTAAGTGCCCCATAGTCCCTGCAGTTATTCCAGTACTAGACATTGAATAAGTAGACGGAATTGCCTTAACGTGAGAATACGAACCATCTATGGTCCCTTGCGCCGTTGCAGTTATCTTATGCACCATTCCAGATTGAACGCTGGTAGGTACAGCCAGAAAGAAAGCAAAGGGGATTAGGAGTCGTTTCATGGAATCAAGCGGCCTGATTGTGGGTCTATCTCTTTACCAGAAATTTTATCTATTTTCGGTTCTTGAGGAACTAATTTAATTGGTGTTTCAACTCTAATTGTTTGATAGTTCGATCCTCCTATTGTTTTACTTTTCCCTTCATCTAATTTATAAGTTCCATCGCCTTTTTTAGAAGTGGTTGAAATATTAAAGGAGGCCAAAACCCCTGTAAAAACTGAAGCTATAAATGTTGGATCTATTTTTTGTTGAGGTATTCCGGGGATGGAAACGTAGTTCAAAGTCAAGATCGCGCCGGACCACCCAAGAACAACAATTTTTATGAGTGTAGTCGTGGTGTCGTCTAATCCGTCTTTAAATTTTTGAAAAGGATTTTTCTTTTTTTCCTCTGGGTTTTTTGTTGCTTGTTCAGTCATAAGCTTTTGCTTTACTGTTCTATCGTAATAAACTATAGATTATTGTCTAGGCTTAGCATGTGGCATGACTTAACCGTGGCAGAGAACGCCGCAAGAAATGAGAGGATGAATTATTTATATGATTTAGATAATCGCTCAGATTCTTCACACCCTCACGCCAATACATTCACAGGCTTACAGGTAGAGGTAGAAACTTACGAAAGGTTTAAAAAAGAAAAAGCAATCTATGAAAAGTGGGATAAGAGGTTTAACAAATGAATGAAATCTACGCTGCCTTAATTGGTGCTTCTATCTCAGCTCTACTGATGGTTTTATCAAATCGTTCTAATAGGACCATGGGCAATTTTCGTGAGATCTACCATCGTTTAAATGCAGTAGAGAAGGACATTGCGAGACTTGAAACCAAGCCTAATCGTAACTGGCGCAACAACTAGACACTAAAAAACCCCTGATGTCCTCTAAGAATCAAGGGCTTAGTAGCTATCCAATGTTTGATGTTTAGTAAATAAATTGCATTAGTAAATTACCTTTTAATCATACTCATTTTTAGACATATTTTCATTGATATAACGACTAATTAAAACGGCTTTTGACACATGGCTAGTTGTTCCTGCGAGATGTCTTAGTTGTTTACTCGTCATGTACATGGCGTTCTTTCTCCAAGCTTCAATTTTATTCGTAGGAGACCTATAAACGAATGGAGAGCCTAACCAATCTAATAAGCGACGCATAAGTTTTACTATGCTTGCGTACTAAATATACAGAGTTAGATTGTAAATGGGTCAGCAGTTGGAATGTTTATCCCCATCACCAATGAGCAAAGCAGCGGTTGAGCTGGCCCACAATATTAAGCGTTTGCCCATCGTCTAGCAGTAGAAGAACTTACCCCATACTTTTCGCCAATTTGTTTCCACGTATAACCCCATGATCTCATTTTGTTAATTGTTGTATGGCGTGACTCGCAAGCCCACCAAAGAACAACAAAAGGAAGGACAAGCAAGGCGCAAAGCCATGCCATAACGCACGTTAAAGATGTCATTGATTTAAAAAACTTGTGTATATCGGTGGTACGTCAACAAACGCAGCGCGACCGATCTAATAAATATATCAGGGGTTGACCCTATACGCAAGCGTATTTATTCCATGTTCAAATTAGTAATAGTGATATGAACCCCCGGCGGCTCTTGTCCTATGCAGTAGCATTTTTTCGCTATCCATTCGCATATCTGAGAATCATTTTTTATTAGCGCTGCCATTTCTAAACTATCCCCGCAAGCTCTTTGCAGTTTGTCTAAATCAGGCTTAGTTGATTTATGTAATGGGGCAGATTTTCTTAAAAGGTTTTTCTTATTTGTATGTCCTAAAGGTCGTTGGAACCTGAAAATTGCAGTCACGCTAAACGCCCCGTCATTTTGCCAATCTTCAGTACGTGCGGCTAATAAAGCATTAACAACATCAGTGCGCCAACTTGATAATTGTTTTGCGTTTGAGTATCTAAGACCAAACTTTGCCCTTGTTAAAGATCCCTGCGCTACAGGTAAACCAATTACATCAATTGATATTTTCATTCTTCCTCCATTCTTTAATTAACTTTTTTAATTCGGAAATCCTGCGCTCCGCTGCCTGTATTTTTTCTTGTCTATTCATCTTTTGATTTATTCCGAATTGTCCAATAAAAAGTAGGCTCGTTCTGTCTTGCCTTGCCGTCTTCCCTTTCGATTGTTTTCTGTTCGTCTATTTCAGTTTTCATATCAACTTCTAATTTTTCTAGCCGATCAGAATAGTTCCACTTACCTTCTTTTCTTACTCTTTTTGCAATAATTCCAAAACTTTCAAAAATCCCTTTGATTCTTCCATCCTTTCGATGCTCTTCCAATTCATCTTTTAAGACCGACTCGGCGGCTGTAAGTGTTCTGATTTCTCGTTTAACCTTTGCTAATTCAGCAAGGATAAGTTCAGGACTATTTAAGACTTCACTACTGAATTGCATCATCGTAATCAACGTCGGGAAATTTAGTTAGGTTGTTTTGTTCGTTGTTTTGTTTGTTTGGTATATCAAAATTGCGTTCTGCAAGGAATCGAGCTATTTCAATAGTTTTTTTTTCATCGTCGTAATTGTTCCATTCATCAATTTCTGTCACGGCTTCAGACCTAATAAAGTGGATTGGTTCTCGTATAATAGGCCTGCTTATGCATAGGCTTTTCAGATAAATAAAGAGTCGCTTTATCAGGGTAAACACTAACGCTATCGGCCAAATCGTTAAGACCAATAAGGACAGGCGTAGATAGTAAAACCATCCATAACGCTTTTTTAAACTCGAACATGATTTGTTTTTCATTAATTTGATAGTGACATGGGTTGACCCTTTAGGCAATAGGCATAAGTAGAAACAGTAAAGCTAATCAAATAAAGACACTTGCTTTGGATCCTTTAAATCTGGTAGCTCCCATAAATGTTCTGCCTTGCCATACATCCCGCGTACCTGACGATCAGTTTTAACGATATGCCCTGAATTAGTTAAATCAGTCATTGCGCGACGAATAGAAGTAATAGGGCAATTCAAACCAGACTGACTTAATACCATTGAAGGACTTAGTGGTTCATTCCTTTTAACGAATAGAGAATAAATTAAATCCTCTTGTTTTCTTGTCTTTTTATTTGATTCAGTAAGCGCGGAGCCTACTTCTTCAATAGTGTTGTAATAGCTCATTTTAAAAACCGTAGAGTTTGTTTTGTTTGTGGAAATAGATTGATCTAGCGCTTTGATATAAACCTCGGTATTCCTCTAGATCAGTAAAAGTATCAGTATCTACGCCGTATTGATGCGAATAAATAACCATACATTCGTCAATCCATAATTGCTTGTAGTTCTGATAAAGCAGATCTAGATAGCCCCCGAATTGCTTATGCAATTTTGTTGATGACTCTTTGCTGAAAGTTACCTTTCCCGTCTTTTCGTCTTTCTTTGCTTTTCTTGTTTTTAAATCAACCAAGATAATTTTACTTGTCTCTTTATGTACGACTAGAGCGTCAAGCTTTCCGGCAATAAAATGCTTTCTGTCGCATAATTCCAGCTCAACAGCAATCGGTATAACCTTTGACCAATACCTATATTCAATTAATTTACTAACCCATTCTTCATAGGGGCTTTGTGTTCCTGCATGACCTGTATTAAGAAACCGTTCTAAACATGCATGTATATGCGTACCGCGTTTTGCGCCGTCCTCCATATTT